TTAACGTTTATTTTCAACAGCAGTAAGATTGGATAGAGCGGCAATGCATTGATCGGAGATGAATTTCAAAAGAAATCCCAGCACTGCCATCAGCAGCAATTCAACGAGAAACAAACCTAAAACACCCACCATACCGCGCATATAGGGAATAGCCCTCGGAGTGATAAAATAGATAATGATATGGTGGACCAGAAATACTTCATAAGAGTAGTTACTTATCGTACGGAGAAATCGGCCGTTTCCTTTTTCGAGAACCGGTTCCAGGCATGCAGCGGAAATCCAGAAGGCAACGGCCAGTATCGTTATTTTCAAACCGGTGCTGATGGGAAGTGCAAAAGGGCACAGAACAAAGAAAATCACCACCGGCAGGGATAAGAAAATCCATTTAGGATTGAATTTTTCATGATAATAACCAATCATCATACCGATTACGAACTCGTAGCCCTTCAGGAAGAAGTTCATATGGATGGGGACGGAGAAATCGTAATGAAATAAAACAATCAAATAAATCCCGGTAGCGATGATAAAAAAGAACTTTTCACTTTTTATCATAAAAAATCGAAGCAATGGAAAGATCAGATACAACAGAATAAGACATCCCAGAAACCATTCTCCGATGGTAAGGGAAAAGGTGCTGATCCCGTGCATGCTGACCCAGGAATCCATTCCAAGAAAAGTAAAAACAATTCTCCACGCAGGAATTCCTTCAGGAAAAATATTGTGGACGGAATGGCTCTGGAAAAGGAGAAACAGGAAATAAACAATGTAAAGTATATAAAAGGGAATCAGGATGCGCAGAAATCTTTTCTTATAATATTTTGCGAGGCTGAAGTTCTCCTTCGCGGTATAGGAGAGACTGGCACCGGATAACATGAAAAATACAGCAACACCCAGGGTTGCCAGATGCATATTGCTGTTGGAAAACAGAGGATTGAGTCTCTCTACAGGACAGATTCCGGAGAGATAGAGCTGAAAGAGCAGATGATAAAAAATAATGAAGCAAAAGCAGGTACATCTAAGCAAATCAAAATAATGTATTCTTTTCATTAATTTTTCCTCTTTGGTTTATGATATTGCATATTATAGCATATTTTTATTTCGAAAGAAAAGCTAAGTTGTAAAATCAAATGCGACAAGGGTTAATACTCTATCGCATTTGATTTTTTATACAGAAAATCAAAGAGTGTAACAAGAGAATGAAACTCTTGTGGCACTCTTTTTTTATTGCGAAGAAAACAGAAAGAAAGGTGGTTGGACATGAGAAAAGGAGCGAAGCGGCTTAATTATGCAGATAGGCAGCGGATTGAGAGTATGAAGAAATCCGGGGCAAAGGTTACAGAGATTGCCCAGGCGGTGGGAGTACACCGGGCCACTATCTACAATGAATTGAAGCGTGGCGGAGAGCCTTACCGTGCAGAAATAGCACAGAAAGCGTTATAAACGCCGCCCGGCAGCAGGGCAGGAAAGCGAGGAACTTAACATGAAGCAAAGAACACTTTACCAGGTGCGTGTTACCCAGGAAATCCCGTTTTGTGATTATGACGAGGACGGGGAAGAAACCCAGGTAAGCAGCGGACGCATAGAAGAGTATGTGGCCGGGAGATTTTCAGCAGAGCATAACGCTAAACTCTTTGCGGAAGCATTGGAAAACAAGATTGCAGAGGGAAGCGGCTATGTAACAAATTGCTTTACGCCGAAAGTCTCAATTATAAAAATAATCCAAACGGAAGAGTTGGTGGACTGATAGAAAAAGGGGTGAGGGCTTTAATATGAGCAAGTGCATTGTGAAAATTTTAAGAGACGAAACGCCGGGCGGATTGGCGGAGAAAATCAACACGGAATTAGAGGAAAACACACGGTCATGGGACACGGTAACGGGCATCAAATACCAGGTGGCAGTAATTCCGATTATGAGAGGGAAAGAAATAGCCGGGTTTAAAACGGAATATTCCGCACTTATACCAGGGTAATGAATTTAGAAAGCGAGGAACTTAACATGGAAAAAATACCGGAATGGATTTATGCACCAACAAACTTTTCCCTGGAACTGGAAAAGACATTTGCGGCAGTAGAAAAAGCCCTGGGCTTTAAACTGTTTATTTGGCAGAAAACATTTATTGCCAACACAACATATAGACGGAGCGGAAGAACCACGGCGGAAATATTACGGGCTTTATTGAATGTATCAAAACCGCCCTTAGATTACACCAAACCAGTAGCGGACCACATGGAGCGGTTTTATAGAGAAGAGACACGGGAAATAAAGGCGAAACTGGACGCCGCCGGAATACCAACAAGGACCGTTTTCTTTTCCAGGCAGGAGAAACAGAAATATTACAGTGAAGCGGAAACCGGGAAGCAGGAGAAAAATACAATACCGGAATTTACGCCGGAATATGGAAAGAGGATATGGCTATGAAAAACACGGCAGAAATGACACTGGGAAGTCTTTTTGACGGAATAGCCGGGTTCCCATTGGCGGCCAGGCGGCAGGGTATCAAAACGGTATGGGTAAGCGAGATAGAGCCGGATTGTATAGACATAGCAAAGCGGCACTTCCCGGAAGCCCTACAACTGGGAGACATTACGCAGATAGACGGGGCAAAAATCCCCGTTGTGGATATTATCAGTTTTGGAAGCCCTTGCCAGGATTTGAGCGTTGCCGGAAAACAGACGGGGCTTGACGGTTCCCGTTCCGGCCTATTCATGGAAGCCGTGAGAATAACCAGGGAAATGAGGGAAAAGACAAATGGACAATATCCAAAATATATCATTTGGGAAAATGTGGCCGGGGCTTTTTCAAGCAATAAAGGCGAGGACTTCCGCCGGGTCCTGGAAGAAATCACACAGAGCAACATTTCAATGCCTAAAAGTGGGAAATGGGCAACCGCCGGAATGGTTGGAAATGAGGGACCAGGGGGGGACGTTCAGTGTACCGCATGGCGATTGCTTGACGCTCAATTTTGGGGAGTACCCCAACGTAGAAAACGTATCTACCTTGTCAATGATTTTGGAAATGGACGTGCCGGACAAATACTTTTTGAGTGCGAAAGCGTGTTGGGGTATCATTCGCAGGGCGGAAACGAGGAACAAGGAAATTCCGGTAATTCTGAAAATAGCCTTACTGGAACGGATTGCAGAGGAATGGCAGAGGACGCAGACGGACAAATGAAATTAGATTTTGGCCGCACCGCAGACAGAATTTACATAAACGCAAAAACAAGCGTAACACTCATGGGAAACGCCGGGGGCGGCGGTGGGAAAACGGGCCTATATTTACTTCCTGTCTACACCATTGCCGGAAATGTGATTGGCAGGAACGAGAAAAACGGCGGCCACCAGTTGGGCGTAAATCAAGACATAGCCCCAACGCTTACGGGTGCGGACCGGCACGCCGTAGCGTATGCCGCCGGGTTTCTTCCGAAAGCAGGAGCAAAGGCCGGGGGAATTGGATATACAGAGGAAGCAAGCCCAACGCTTATGTCTCAACACCGCCCGGCGGTAGTGTATGGATATACACAAAGCGGCTATGGAGAGTTTAAAGAGGGCGTGGGCACGTTGAAAAAGAGCCGAGGGGAAGCAGGGGGGCGGAAGTGAAACCCTTGCCGTGATAATGGAACGAATTGCCGCAGCGGTTAAATACCGGGTCCGCCGCCTTACGCCGCTTGAATGTGAACGCCTGGACGGGTTCCCGGACGAATGGACAAGGTACGGGGCAAGCGGCAAAGAAATGTCCGACAATGCCCGTTACATGGCACTGGGCAATAGTATAGCGGTTCCATGTGCGGAGCGTGTTTTTATCGGCATAAAGAAAGCAGAAAGCGAGGAAAACAGAGCATGACAAATTTAGAAGTGTTTTTGTTGATTGTGGTTTTATTGATACTCATAGGCGGCGGAGTAATTTTATACCTGGCACTGGCAGGGTTAGCCATTATCTATTCAATGGGTGCAAATGAAAGCCCAAGGGGACGCCGTATTTTCTTTGGTGTCCTGGGCGTGGTTATGATAGTTGCCTTTGTGTGTGCTTCCATTTATTTTCACAAGTACGGGTGGCCGTTATGAAGTTACGGGAATTTCTGACCGTATTTGAACAATCGGACAGATTACGGATTGTAAAGAATGAAAAGGACGTTTATACGGGGTTCCTGGCCCTCATGGCACACGCCGGGAACATGGAAGCACTTATGGACGCAGAGGTTAAGCGGTTCAGACCAACGCCGGAAATAAGACATAAGGAATGGAAAAAGCGTGGGCTTATGGCACCGTTGCAACCGCAGGAAACGCCGGAATATTCCTTTTCGGATTTGCAGATGAACCTATATAACACCATTTATTTATAGGAGAACGAGACATGGCGGACATGACAATAACGGTAAAAATTGAAGATTTGCCGGAATTTAAGGCCAGGCTTGCCAGGATAAAGAAAATTATGCGGCGGCGTGCCTGGGTAAACGGTCATAGGACCGGGAAAGCGAGGAAAAGCACATGGAAAAGAGTGTGACACCATTAAACGGAATTGTGGAGCCGGATTTTTTGGAATACCTGGACAAGACATTTAAGCGGTGGCAGCAGTTAGCCGCCCAGGGCGTGACACTGGGCAGCCGTGAGATTGCAAAATTGACAGATACCGTATACGGGGCGAAACTTAACGCCCGTTATGGATTTGAAGCAGTTGCACGCCGGGAACCGGACGAAGAGGGCCAGGACCGTTTTACCATTATGATTTACAAGAACCGTGAAGCGGTGGAAAATGACCCACCACTTTATCATTTCACAACACCAATTCACAGATAAGAAAGCGAGGAATTTAATATGGGATTTATGGACGGATTTACAAGTGACGGAACCGTGGATATGAAGCACACGGAATATTACAACCTTATGAAAGAAGCGGCAAAAGCGGAATTGTTGAGCAATGCGGTAAAAGCGGAAGTGCCGGGCTTTTATATCCAGGCAATGATTACCGGAAAAAAGCCGGAATTTTTAAGCGAAATGAAAGCAGAGGAAGAGGACACGGGCTTTCATGCGGAATATGAGCAGATTACCGGGGCAGTTGTTTCCATGTTTGAAGCATGGACGGAAGAAAACGGCGTGGAGAGTGCCGCCGCTTCTTTGCACCGCCTTATTGATACCCTGGAAGTAAACCGCATTGACGAATTAAGGACGATTAAGGGAAACCAAGAAGAATACAGAAAGAAGTTGGAAGCAGCATTTGAAGAAATGGGAAATACCATGGAAGCCATGGCAAAAATGCCACCAATTAACGTATGTATAGATTTTGGGAGTAAGAAAGGCCATGTGGCAGCAGGAGAACCGGAAGAGGGCAAGCCCAAGGGCCGTGATTGTTGGAGTTGCCGGACGTGTGGAAATACAAAGCCCGTGAGCATGGACGTGGAGAAATGCCGGGAGTGTGAGGACGGGAGCCAATACACGGAAGCGGACACGCCGGACGAGAAAAGCCACGAAATGGAGAGCGAAGAGGAAAGCGAGGAACCGGACAATGGCAATGAATGAGTTAAGAAAAGAAGTGGAAGCTGCCGCAATGGCGGAATTAAACCGGGCAAATGCAAAGTTTCCTTTATTCAATAGCACACATGAGGGTTACGCCGTCATTTTAGAGGAAGCAGAGGAAGCCCAGGAAGCAATGGAAAATGTAAAAACTTCCCTGGCCGTCCTTTGGGACCGGGTAAAAGGCATAGAAGTGGCGTGCTTCCTGGACGAAGATACCACACCAACGGCAATTTTCCACCAGGCCATTGACGCCGCTTGTGAAATGGTGCAGACGGCGGCCATGCTTTTAAAGTACGAAATGAGTTTGGGGACAAAGGCAGGAGAGAAAGGAGAAAACACACATGGCGATTTATGCGGTTGATTTTGATAACACACTGGCAGTTACCAGGTTCCCGGAAATCGTGGAGCCAAAACGAAAGATAGTAGCGGCGGTTAAAATGCTCAAAGCAAACGGCCACAAAGTCATTCTTTGGACGAGCCGGGCAGGGCGTGACCTGGAAGCGGCGGTGGAATGGTGCCACGGCCAGGGCTTAGAGTTTGACGCCGTGAATGAACCTTTGCCGGAGCAGGTGGCAAGGTGGGGGAACGACACAAGAAAAGTTTATGCAGATTTTTACATAGATGACAAAGCTATGAGCGTAAGCGAGTTGGAAGCCATTATGGACAAAGTGGTGGACATTGTGGGCGAGTATGTAAACCAGTAGCAGGAAAGGGGACGCCATGATAAAGCGGATAATTGGAGCGTTATACGGGATTTTTTTAGAAGAGCCGTTGGACCGCTTGCATAATTGGCAAAAGAGATTTGAAAAAGAATATCTGAACTATTGCCGGACGGGGTGCAAGAATTGTTACAAGTGGAATGGTTATTGCAGGAGCCAGGCAAGCGGAACACCTTACAAAAAATTCCGCCGGAAGTATCACGATATGAGTAAATATCACACGGACATATAAGCAGGAAAGCGAGGAACTTAATATGGCAGCACAGGCGGAACGGTTAAAAATATCAATTACGGAAGAAAACAGAGCAATTAGAGCCTTGCAGGAAGCGGCATACATAAAGGGGTACATGACCGCAGAGTTGAGGGAGCGGGAAAGGAGAAAAAAAGCGAGAGAACGCAGGAAAAGAAAACGGTATTTCCTTACCCAAAAACTCTATGGCGTGGCAATGCTTATTCTTACGGCGGTTTCAGTAAAGCTATTAGAGGGGGACATAACGGTGGCGTTTATCCTGGTTCCAATGGGAATAGTGCTAATTACTTCCAAGGAAATGCTGATTGTAAATGAATACTTTTGGGAAAGCGAGGGCGTGTAATGCAATTTGTAATCCAGGGAATGAAGTATGACACGGAAAAAATGCGGAAAGTGGCAACCGTGAAGAAATGGTATAGAGAAGATACCTTTTTGAACCGGGAAATGTTTCCGGGCCAGGAAGTAGGGCGGACACATGAATGTGAATTATGGAAGTCTGAAAAAGGGAATTGGCTTTTAACACATGAAATGGATTATAGCAAGAATATGGGCGAAGCCATAACAGAAGAGGAAGCCAAGGAACTTTTAATGAGGTATGCAACGCCAATATACGAAGAAATGTTTGGAGAGTTGCCGGAAGCGTAAAAGGGGCAAAGCGAAACCCGGTTGCAAGGTGGGGAACCAAAACAACCGGGTTGGAACTTAACACCCATATTATAACACAAGATATAGAGGAAATAAAGCGGTTTTTTCTATATATAGGAAGAAAGGCGGCAATCATGGCGATACGGATTATTTCAGCGGCAGCAGGAGCCGCAATATTGATTTTGGCAGCCCTGGGCTTTTTTGCTTATGCGGTAATGGCAAAAGCCTGGAACGAATTATTTGACTGATTTTTAGATAGAGCGGCACCGCTTCCCCGTCCTTGTAATGGGTATTAACAAACCGGACACCCTATTGAAATTATTTATATAGGGCATAAGGAACCCAGGCAGAGGGAGAGGGGGAGAGGTTTTTACATAAAGGTGGGGAACTATGAAAAAAAAACTCTATGACAACTACGATTATGAGGAAGCATACCAAAAGCAGATAGCGAACCTGGAAGAATGGGAACTGGAAAGGTTGATGAAAGACGGAAAGGTGGAGTGTCTTTATAGGACAACCACAACCAAGTCCGAAAACATCAAGAGCGGCACCGTTCTGTTAGAAGCCCAGGTGTACCCGTCCTTTAAGGACAAAAAGGACATGCCAGTGACAAAGAAGAAAAGGGAAACCAGGCCGTCACAGAAGAACCTAAACGACAAGAACGCCCGGCGTTATCTCATACGCCTGGCAAATATCAATTTTGGGAAAGGGGATATATGGGCCACGTTTGGGTGGAATGATGATTGTTTGCCGGATAGCGAAGAGAGGGCCAGGAAAGACATACAGAATTTCATCAAGCGGATAAACCGCCGCAGGAAAAAGGCCGGGCTTGAAAATGCAAAGTATATTTATATCCTGGCAATGGACGGATACAAAAGGCCGCACTTCCACATTCTGTTATCCGGGGACGGGGTGGACCGGGACGAGTTAGAAGAATTATGGGGAAAATGTGACAGACCGAACACACGCCGGATAAAACCGGATGACGATTTTTTAATAACTGGACTTGCCACATACATAACACAGAACCCACACGGGACAAAGCGGTGGTGCCCGTCCAAGAATTTGCAGAAGCCGCCGGAACCAAGCCGCAGTTATTCAAAATTCAGAAAAGCCGGGGTTGAGAGAATGGCAAAGGATTTTGAAGAGTTAAAGGCACAAATGGAAAAGGCTTACCCAGGTTATAAATTCCTGGACGCAGAGGTTAAGTACAACGGCTACAATGCGGCGTTTTATATTTATGCCCGTATGGTAAAAGCAGGAGCGAAAGGAGCGAGACAAAGGAAATGAAAACGGTAGCAATTATTAACTTAAAGGGCGGCGTTGCCAAGACCACAACCGCCGTGTCCCTTGCGGAATTACTGGCAGAGGGAGACAAGAGAAGAAAACGGCCTGGCAGCAGGGTATTGTTATTTGACAATGACAAGCAGGGCAACGCTTCCCGGATTTTCGGAGCGTATGAGAGGGAGCAGGAAGCCGGGGCGTGCCGGATTATTAAGACCGGACGAATTGCCGGGAATATCAGAGACACCGAAGTGAAGAACATGGACATTGTGACGTGCAATTATTTCATGGAGTTGGCAGAACTGGAAATAAAGGCCGACACCGTGAACACGCAACACGGGCGTTATAAGTCCGCCCTGGGAGAGATAGACGGGAAATATGATTTTTGCATTATCGACAATCCGCCGGATTTGGGCATGAATGTAATAAATGCTATGGTGGCGGCAGATGAAATAATAATACCCGTGTGCCTTGACGCCTATTCACTGGACGGCCTGGAAGAGTTGGTGGAGCAAATAAACCAGATAAGGGCACTCAATCCCAAAACCAGGCTTGCCGGGGTCCTCATAACAGACTATGAAAAATCAGACACAAGCGAAGCGGCGGAAAGTTGGATAAGGGCAAAGAGCGGTTGCCCGGTATTCTCTCAAAAAATCAGACATTCAAAGAAAGCAAAGGACGCCACATTTTACCGTTTAACGCCGTTGCATTATAGCATACGCAGCGGAGTCGCCCAGGATTATAAAGCCTTTGCGGCGGAATATGTGCAGAAATTTGGCGGACCGGCAGCAGGGGAAAGGAGTTAAGGGCATGGCATTTAATATTTTGGACATTATGAACGCCGCCACCAAGGCGGAAGCAGGACAGAACCGGGATTACCAGGACATACTGGTAAATTACCGGGATATTGTGGTTACAAAACATAACAAGTATAGCATGGACGAATTGCAGGAGATAGCAACGGGCATAGAAATGGACGGGTTGCAGCAGCCACTTGTATTAGGCCGTGTAAACGGGGAATATTGGTTGGTTTCCGGCCACCGCCGCCTGGGCGGTATTAAAATCCTGGTGGCAGAGGGAAAGGCCGGGTTTGAGAATGTGAAATGCCGCTATAAGGACATGACGGAAATAGAATTTAGAATTGCCCTTTTAGTGGGTAACACATTCAACCGGAAAATGACGGATTATGACCTTATGACCCAGGCCGCAGAGTGGAAAGAGGTATTGACCCAGGCAAGGAAAGAGGGGCTTTTAATCCTGGAAACCGGGGAGCGGGTCCGGGATTATGTGGCCGCCGTCATGGGGGAAAAGGTGCCGAAGATACGGACCCTTAACACCATTCACGACAACGCAACGCCGGAAGTCAAAGAGCAGTTTAAAAACGGAAACCTGGGGATTACGGCGGCCATGGAAGCGGCAAAAGCGGACGAGGGCACCCAAAAGGAGATTGCCCAGGCGGCAGAGGACAAGGGCGGCCTGGGAGCCGAGGAAATAAAAGCCATGGCAGAGGAAAAGAAGCACCGAAAGACCAAGGAAGAGGAAACCAGGGAAGCCAGTGTGTCAGATACCGACACAACCGAGGAAGAAAAGGAAAACGCCAGGAAGTTGCACGCCGTAAAGATGATTGAAAAATATTATACCTGGTTAAATGACGAGGAAGTGGGTATTTTGGAACGTATGTTAGAAGATTGCAAGCGGCGTAAACGGGAATATGCCATTGAAGAGGGTTAGGGGGTTAATACATGAAATTGCAGAACATGAAGAGAGGGGAAACCACGGAACAAATAACGCTTTTTAACTGGGCAGAGAATAACAAGCATATTTTGCCGTGCCTTTCCCTCATGTATCACATTCCAAACGAGGGAAAGAGGACAAACGGGGCAGTATTAAAGGCCATGGGTTTAAAGAGCGGTGTGCCGGACGTATGTTTGCCAGTGCCAAGCCACAATTTCAACGGCCTTTACCTGGAAATGAAATACGGGAAGAATAAGACAACAAAAGAACAGGAAGATTTTATGGCGGCCTTGCGGCAGCAGGGATATAAAACGGCGGTGTGCTATGGAGCAGACGAAGCAAAGGCGGAAATCATGGATTATTTGCAGGACCCGGACAAAATGCCGCTTTCCAAGTGCTTAAATGCACCATGGATTAACGGACGTTGTGACGGCGTGCCAGTGGTGGGGCATATGTTCAGCCGGGAGCCTTGCCGAAATTGCGAGAAACACGCACCGACAAAGGCAGAAGCAACACTGGAAGCCAACATGGCAGCAGTTGACGGCACATTTAAACGGCCAATTATAACGGCTATCGTAAATCTTTCCACCGGGGAGCCATTAAAAGGGCTTTCCCTGGGGGAAACCTTAGAAACCATAAACCAAAACCTGGCCCTTTTGGTAAAGGGGCAGCAGTTGACGGTTAAACAATCGGCGGCGGTGCTTACCGTTGCCATGGAAGCCTATAAACGGGCGGAAAAGAAAGGAGATTAAGCCATGACAAAAAAACGGACAGACGGCGGCCATAAGATACCGGAAGAAGATTTAAGGGAAATGGAGCAGGAAGAGGGCCGGGAAATGCCGGACGGAGTGGAGAGCCAAACGGGATATTGCCGTTTTTGCGGACAGGCCGGAATGGTTCATACATTGACCGGGTGGAGCCAGGAAGATGTGGACGAAGCAGTGACGTGCAAGTGCGAGTGTGACGCCGCAAAGAAGTACGCAGAAAGTAAAGAGCGGGTCCAAAAAGCAAAGAGCCGTATAACGGAACTTTTTGGAAACACCGCAGAAAGACCCATAGACCAGGACGTGGTTACGGTCATGCTTAACGTGGTGGACGCCATAGAAGCGAAGCACATGAAAGGAATAACCATTGACGTAGGCCAGGGCGTAAAAGCAAAGGTTTCAAAAATGGCGAAAGAAAGTATAAAGGTGGAGAGGTCAGAGACTTCCAAGAAAATCTATGAAGAGTAACGGGGGCAGAGGATTGGCAAAACTGGACGCCGATATTAAAACAATAGCCCGTAGTATCATACAAGGCAATGAGAAGAGAAAAAAGAGAATAAAGAACGGCCAGGCAACCCAAACTAATTATGCCCTTTTATCCACGCCAGGATAAAGGGGACGAGATACCCTATACGCTATCTACACGCCCGGAAAAACTGGTAATGGATTATTGCCATATCGACATATACGAAGTCCAGGAAATGGAAATAGATGTGTATTTATTCTTTATGCGTGAAGCAATGATTTTTGAAAATTCAAAGACGGACGAGGGACGGGAATACCTTAGAAATTGTTGGAGAATGGAGCAGACAAAGCCGGACCGTGAGGGATTGCGGAAGAATTTTAAAAAGAGAGGGGGTTAAGACGTGGCAAACAATATTAAAGGTATCACTATCGAGATTGGCGGCGATACTACAAAACTGGACAAAGCCCTGGGAAGCGTCAATAAAAATGTAAAAAGCACCCAGTCAGAACTTAAAGAAGTAGAAAAATTACTGAAATTGGACCCTAAAAACACCGAAGCACTGGAACAAAAGCAAAAGTTACTTGCTAAAGCAGTAGGAGAAACCAAAGAAAAATTGGACGTTCTCAAAACAGCAGAAGCCCAGGTGGAAGAGCAGTTTAAAAACGGCGAAGTTTCAGAAGAACAATACCGGGCTTTAAAACGTGAGATTGAAGCCACAGAACTTTCCCTTAAAAAACTGGAAAAGGAAGCAAATAAAAGCAATCTTTCCCTAGAAAAAGTAGGGGAAGCGTTTGGAAAAGTAGGAAGTAAAGCAACGGACATAGGGAAAAAAATGCTACCAGTTACCGCCGGAATTGCAGGAATGGGAACGGCGGGAGTAGCGGCGGCCATGGAATTAGATGACGGTTACGACACCATTATCACAAAGACCGGAGCCACCGGGGAAGCATTGAAAGAACTAAACGCCGTGGCGGATGACCTCTTTACGGAAATGCCTATTGAAATGGCAGACGCCGGAACGGCGGTTGGAGAAATCAATACAAGATTTGGAGCTACTGGGGAAACCCTAAAGGGGCTTTCAAAACAGTTTATAGAATTTGCAAACATCAACGGGACCGATTTAAACAACTCTATCGGAAAAGTTGATAAAATCATGGAGCAGTACAACATTGACGCAGCGGAAACGGGTAATGTTTTGGGCCTTATTACGAAGAAAGGCCAGGAAACAGGCATAAGTGTGGACACCCTCATGGATAGTTTGCAAAAGAACGGCGCTACATTTAAGGAAATGGGCCTTAATATGGTTCAATCAACGAACCTTTTAGCACAGTTTGAAGCAAACGGCGTTAATGCAGACACGGCGGTGGCCGGGCTTAGAAAATCAATAAAGGCATATACGGACGAGGGCAAGAGCGTGGACGAAGCACTGGCCCTTACGATTGACAGTATAAAGAACGCTTCCAGTGAGACGGAAGCGTTGAGCATTGCCCAAGAAGTATTTGGAACCAAGGGAGCGGCGGAAATGGCAACCGCCATAAGAGAGGGAAGAATTGACCTTGAAAGCCTTTCATCTTCCATGGAAGAGTACGGAAGTGTGGTTGAGGACACTTTTAACGCAACACAAGACCCATGGGACGAAGCGAAAGTGGCAACCAATAATCTGAAATTAGCAGCGGCGGACCTGGGGACAACACTTTTAGGGTCATTACAACCAACTATCACAAAGATTGTGAATAAGATAAAAGATTTTACACAATGGTTTAAAAACCTCAATCAAAGCCAAAAGGAAACTATTATAAAAGTGGCCGCCGTAGTTGCGGCAATCGGACCGGCATTGATTATTTTTGGAAAAGTAGCCACAACAATTTCCACTATAATTTCCGTGGTGGGAAAGATTGGACCGGCGGCAAAAGCAGCAAAAGCCGCATTTTCCGCATTTAATGCCGTACTGGCGGCCAACCCTATTATTTTAGTCGTGACGGCCATTGTGGCGGTTATAGCAATCCTGGTAACACTTTACAAAAAGTGTGAATGGTTCAGAAACGGAGTAAATGCAATATGGGAAGCGATAAAGAACGCTTTTTTTGCCGCATGGGACGGAATAAAGACGTTTTTTACGGAAACATTGCCAAACGCTTTTAATACAGTGGTTAATTTCATAAAAAGCAACTGGCAGGCCCTTTTATTATTGATTGTAAACCCGTTTGCCGGGGCTTTTAAACTTCTCTATGATAATTGCGGTGCTTTCCGTGAATTTGTGGACAATTTTGTGCAAAATATAAAGCAATTTTTTCAAAATTTGTGGAACGGCATTGTATCCATATTCCAGGGTGTGGGACAGTGGTTTATTGACAGATTTACGGAAGCCTATAACGGTGTGACGGGCGTATTTGCGGCAATCGGCCAGTGGTTCGGTGCCCGGTGGCAGGATATAAAGAACGCCCTGGCAACGGTGGCGTCCTGGTTCCTTACCATGTTTACCAATGCCTACACCAATGTGAAAAACGTCTTTGCCTTAATCGGCCAGTGGTTCGGTGCCCGGTGGCAGGATATAAAGAACGCCCTGGCAACGGTGGCGTCCTGGTTCCTTACCATGTTTACCAACGCCTATACCAATGTGAAAAATGTTTTTTCCGCAATCGGTTCCTGGTTCGGTGCAAGGTGGACGGAAATAAAAACCGCCCTTTCCGCCGTCCCGTCATGGTTCGGTACGCAGTTTCAAAACGCATGGACGAATATTAAAAACGCCTTTGCCAATGTGACTTCTTTCTTTTCCGGTTTGTGGGAAAAAATCAAAGGCTGTTTTGTAAATGTGGGCGTAAAAATCGGTTCGGCGGTTGGAGACGCTTTTAAATCAGCAATAAACAGTTGCCTTTCTACCATAGAGGGCGTTGTGAATAAGTTTATCGGAATGATAAACGGCGTTATTGACGTCATCAACGAGATACCGGGCGTTTCCCTGGGCAAGATAGGTACGCTTTCCTTGCCGAGACTGGCAAAGGGCGGCGTATTGAAAGAGGGCACCGCCATGGTAGCGGAAGCAGGCCCGGAACTTCTTAGCATGGTAAACGGAAAAGCAGTTGTAACACCGCTTTCCGGTAGTGCAAAGAACCAGGCCATGGAAAACGCAGGAAAGGGCGGCGGTGGGTATGTTCAGAATGTGAACATCACAAGCCCAAAGGCATTAAGCCCTTATGAGATAGCGAGACAGACCAGGTTACAGACAAGAAGCATGATTTTGGCAGTACAAAGGGGGTAAGGGAAAATGTCAGACATTAAAGTGGTTTGCACCAGTGACAAAAACGTGTCCCTTACCTTTACCTGGGACGATTTTACGCCGTTCCACCTGGTAGACATTGAGGGGATTTACGGCATTGAAAGCAACGTGGTAACAAGCGAGAACACAACCACGGACGGCAGCACCTACCAGGGAGCCACCGCAAAGGAAAGAAACATTGTCATTACCGTGGAAATGGATAGCAATTATAAAGAAAACCGCAATCTTTTATACCGCACATTCCCCATAAAGCGGACGGGAACAATGCAGTACATAGAGGACGGCGAAGCCAAGGCCATAGAATACGAGGTTGAAAGTGTTATACCGGGAGCCACAACGGGCGTGGTGCGTGATTACACCATTTCCCTTAAATGCACGGACCCGTATTTTAAGGACCTGGCAGACATTGAAGTGGTTATGGCGTCATGGGTAAGTGACTTCTATTTTCCGGCGTGCTTCCCAGAAGAGGGCCGCATATTTGGACACCGTGAAGCGGATTTGGTAAAGGAAATTGAAAACGAGAGCGGAGCAGACAACATAGGTATTGTGGTTATATTCCGGGCGGACGGAGCCGTGAAGAACCCGGCCATTTACCACACGGAAAGCGGAGAATTTACCAAGGTTGGATATTCGGATAATGATTTTATCATGTCATCCGGTCAGTATGTGATTATAAACACCTACACCGGAAAGAAAAATGCCTACCTTTTGGACGGCGTGACCCAGGCAGAGATTGAGAACCACAAAGACAATTACGGGGTCATTGACTGGGACACTGTTATTGAAAAATACGGGACGGTAATAAACGAGTATTTGGACGAGGACGGGGAATTTATACAGTTGCAGGACGGAACCAATACATTGACATACACGGCGGACGAGGGCACCAATTACCTTTCCGTGTCGGTATATTACAGAATTTCATATTTGGGGGTGTGATTATGGAAATACACGTTTATGACCGGAACCTTAGACGCCTGGGACATATCGAAAATCACACGTCTTTACAGTGGCACCGAAAATATTACGAATGTGGCACGTTTGAGTTACATTGTCCGGTAACGGCGGAAAATTTACGGCTATTGCAACCGGGGAACATTATAACCAAGGGGGACAACAAGCAGGAAGCCGCCGTGATACGTGGGGACCAGGCGGAAGAGGAAAGCACCCTGGTAAATGAGATTACCAGGAACGGGTTTTTTCTTCCCGTCTACCTGGGGGACCGGTTGACGGGTCCGCAGTTTAATTTTAACGGAACCGTGGAAGCGGCCATGCACTACATGATTGGACGTATGGAGAAAATACCGCTTTTACAGATAGGAGCCACGACCAGGGACACCACAAAAGTGCAATTCCAGGCAACTTATAAGAATGTCCTGGAATACTTCACGAAGTTGGCGAAGTTTGCAGAAATAGGTTTCCGTATCGTGCCGGACTTCAAAAAAAAGACCATGACCTTTGAAACCTACAAAGGCGTGGACCGTACCCAGGCACAAGGGGAAAATCCCAGGGTCATATTTTCGGAGAGTTACGACAATTTGAACCAGGCAAAACATAATTACAGTGACGCAACCTATAAGACCAAGGTAATTGTGGGCGGAGCCGGGGACGGCCTGGCCCGTATCTTTGTAACCGTGGGCGGCGGAAGCGGATTTGATTTACGGGAAGTGTTTTTGGATGCCAAGGACATAAACAAAGAAGCACTTACGGACGCCGAGTATTTGGAAGCCCTTAAAACCAGGGGGCAGGAGTTTCTTAACGAAAACAAGATATTTGAAAACTTTGAAGCGGAAGCGGAAGCAGATGTAAATTTTACCTACGGAAAAGACTATGACCTGGGGGACGTTGTGACCGTAAAGAAGAAAAAGTGGAACACCGCACAGAACCTTAGAATTACGGAACTTTGCGAGGTTTACGAATATGGGGGCATGTATGTGGTGCCTACTTTTGGGGACGCCCTACCCACAACAATAAAATGGGACGAATAGAGGAAAGGAGAGGAAAAAGACCATGGCAGTAAGAGGATTTTTTTACAATGCTACCGACCTAAACGATAAAGAGCATATGTATAACGGCCAGGACATGAACGAGGACAAAGCCCCGTTCTATAAAGAGGGCGTTGCATACGGCCATTTGCAAGTGACGGCACCGGGCGGCACCATGGAAGTGACGGTGGACGGCGGAACCCGGACCGGGTACGCATATATCAATTTACATACTATCCACAATACCGCACCATTGACCCTTACATTGAGCCAGGCAAGCGGAACGCTTCCAAGGATTGACCGCATTGTATTAAGGAATGACGAAACCGAAAGAAAGCCGAGTATTTATGTCTTAGAGGGTGCTTTTTCAAGCAATCCGCAGGCCCCGGAACTGGTAAACAATGATGTTATCCAGGAAAAGAGCCTGGCCCGTGTCTATGTGGCCGCCGGGGCGGTTGAGATTACCCAGGCAGACATTACAGACGAAAGGCCGGACAAGACGGTTTGCGGCTTTATCGGTTCGCAGTTTGAAGAACTGGACTTTTCCCAGTGGTCCGCCCAGTTTAACAAATGGTTTTCAAGCGAGAAAAAAGCGGTGGAAAAAGACCATGCCGCTTTCATCAAAGAATATACCGCAATGGTGCAGCAGTTTCAGACGGAGCGGACGGCACAGTGGGACGAATGGTTTGCAGCAAAGCAGGAGCAGCTTGCCGGGGACGTGGCCGGAAAATTGCAGTTGCAGATTGACGGATTAAGAACCAAGGTTCACAACATGGCCCACAAAGTAAATGTTGCCTACTTACTGGAAACAATCCAGGCGGCGGTCACGGTAACGCTCACGAACATTACAACGGGAACGGTGCAGACGGCGGTAATTACAGAAAGCGGCATAGGCTTTTACATCACGGAAGCCGGGGACTATACCCTGGAAACCAATATGGAAAGCGTTATGGTAACGCCAAAGCGGCTTTCCATAGATTATATGGACCTTATGCACACAACCACGGTTTCCTTGCGTGAGGGCACCAATATGGCCTATATCGGCAATTACATGGGAACTTATTTATTAAAAGAAAGCGAGGTATAACACATGAAAGGATTTCCTAAAGTAATCAAAACCAAGTCCGACCTGGTAAACACCTTTAAACTGGTGCAGAAAAAGAGACTGAAAAAGGAAGATTGGTTGGCAGCAGTTGAAAAACTGGAAAATCAGAACTGGATTATGTGCCCGGTCATTGAACTGTCAGAGGACAGAAAGACGGTAAAAATTATGTTTTGTGCAGAGGTGGCAGCAGGGCAGAAAATCAAGAATGGAGCCGTTTACCCTACCGTCCAGGCCGTTGAAACGGTGGAAGTGGAGAAAGATACCACCGAAGCGGAAAACGCCGCCACAGAGGGCCAGGAAGCCGCCACAGAGGGCAACACGGCAGCAGGGCAGGGCAACACAATTTCTTTTACGGTGCTTACCCTTTCAAAAGCCGTAAACATTGGCACGGTAACAATCGGTATTCCGGCGGCGGTTACGTTCTATGACCGTATGGGTATCACGGAAGAGGAAGTGGAAGAAATGAAAGGAGCGTTGGCATAATGAGCAGACTTTTTATTTATGACGAGAACATGACGGACGAGCGGGCCAAAATCACGGTTGCAAAAATGGCGGCCATTTCCGACATTGTGGCACCGGAAAAAGAGTATATCCAGTACAGTGCCCAGGGAGCCGTCACAATTATGGCCGGGTGCGTCATTGCGGTAGGGGAAAACGCAGTATTTAAAACGGCGGAAACCGTACTTACCAAAGCAAATTTGGACCAGGGAAGCGATTTTGTACACGGTTCGGACTATTACATTTACATTTGTGACCCTGGGACGGACGCCCAGGACGAACTTTATTTGATTTCCTTAAATTCTTCCTGGCCGGACGGGGACGCCTGGGACGATACCAATACCCGTAAAATCGGCGGTTTCCATTATGGCCGTGTAAGAAATACGGACGATTACGGGCGTGCGGTCAATGCGTCCGGGTCCGTAAGGGGCAGCGGTTGGGAGAGCAACACCCGTGTGGATATTCTGCCCAACAGTGTATGGACCACAAAGCACCGTCCGAAATGCGACCCGTCCGGCATGGTGTACCTGGGGAACGCATTATGGGGAGACATTTACCTTTCCAGTGATGACGGGGCGAATGGCTTACAATCCGTGTACGGCGGCACGCCGATAACCGGAACCGAGGGCCTTAACTGGTATATTGCAGGAGAACGGGCCAGACGTGTAGGGAAACGCTTGCCGGATTACATGGAATTTACCGTGGCGGCAGACGGAAGCCCCCAGGGCCTTGACGCTTCCAATGCCAACGGACACACAGCCACCACAAACAAGGCAAGAACCGCAGTTGGAAAGATTGCAAACGCAATAAGTGCTTTAAATATTTGCGACCTGGTGGGTAATGTGTGGAAATGGCTTAATGAACTTTTACACGACCCAACGGCGGCAAGTGCGGCATGGTATGACGTTTTCAGTGGCGGTTACGGCCAGGCGTATATGTATTCAAGCACTGGCTTGCACGCTCTCATTGGCGGCGGCAGTTGGAGCAGCGGCGTGCATTGCGGTTCACGGGCCGTCGATTGCACCGATTACCCGTGGAACGTGCACACGTACATTGGCGTGTGGTGCGTGTGTGACAGTCTGTAATCCCGTAGGGGTGGGCGAAAGCCCAACCCCTACAACGAAGAGGAAAAGAAGTAATGGCAGAGGAAAAAGAACCGGAACAAATAGACGCCTATATGGGCACTATGGAATTGTACCAAAAAATTTATGATTTTCTTTTATACATTTACCCTATCCTGGCCCAGTTTCCGAAATTTGAAAAGTTTGCATTGCAGACGCAGATTAAGACGGCAATATTTGAAATGCTAAAGGACGTAATCCGTTTCAAGAAAACGGGTACGAAAAGCCATATTTATGCGGCGGACGTGGAATTGCAGCAGATTAAAACATTGATACGTCTATCCTACGATTTGCAGTATAAAGCAATAAGCAAGCACCGCTATGAGGTCATCAGCCGCCACACCAGGGCAATAGGCGGCACCATGAACGGCGTCATTGAAGCGGTAAAGGCCGGAACCTGGAAGCCGGACAAGTAAATGATTTGGGGAAACTGTTAATTCGCACCGGGCCTTTCCTGGCTTGCACGCTCTCATTGGCGGCGGCAATTGGAACAACGGCGTGCATTGCGGTTCACGGGCCGTCAATTGCAACAATTACCCGTGGAACGTGAACACGAACATTGGCGTGTGGTGCGTGTGTGACTAATCGGCATTTTCAGACACAGAAGCCCCTAAAAAGGCCACTGGCAAAGATTTATCAATCTATCTTTATGATAAGTCAGACGGTTTTCCCGTTCCGGCGTTTGTCCGGACAAATTAACAAAGGCACCGCCTTTTGAGTAAAAAATATTTGAAAATTGGTAGGGCAAAAATGAAAACAGTTAAAGGATTACATGAGAAAATGTACACCTTTGACAATGCCAATATCTCATTCCACAAAGCCGCAGAAAACAAGCGGTTCCATGAAGAGGTATTGGCTTTTTCTATGTCAAAGGAAGATGAACTATTGAGGGCGTGCGAGGAAGTGGAAACACTCACATATTCCCAGGGACCTTATACCGTGTTCAAAGTGTGGGAGCCAAAAGAGCGGCTTATCATGGCCTTACCATTTTATGACAGAGTGGTGCAGCACATGATTGTAAACGCAATCGGACCGGTATTTGAAGAAAGGTTTTATTGCCATTCTTATGCTTGCCGTGAGGGGAAAGGTATGCACGCCGCAAGCAATCAGTTATACAAATGGCTTTATGAACTTATGGTTGTGCAGGGGCTACGGATATACGCCTTTAAAGGGGATATAAGTAAATACTTTGCGTCTATACCGCATGACGGCCTAAAAGATGAAAACAGACGGTACATAGGGGACAAGAAAGCCCTTTACCTTATGGATAACATCATAGACAGAAACGGCATATTGCCGGACGGCGTGGGCATACCCGTGGGGAACCTTACAAGCCAGTTATTTGCCAATGTGTACGGCAACCGCCTGGATAAATTCATAAAACACACCTTGCACATTAAATATTACGTCCGGTATATGGACGATTTTATAATTCTTCCCCCGGATTTAAACCAGTTAAAGGAATGGGAAAAGCGGATTGAAGAATTTTTGGAAGAGGAAATGAAATTGCACATAAACCCTAAAAGCACCATTCTATACGCCGGAAACGGTGTGGACTTTTGCGGATATATCCACCACCCAACATATAGGAAAGTGCGTAAGGGGTCCGTCCGGCGGCTGAAAAAGGACGTAAAGCACCTAAAGGCCGGGGAACTGGACCGGGAAACCTTTAACAGGAAATATCAAAGCCGCCTGGGACACATGGGGCACGCCGACACCTACCACGTAACAAAGGCCATTGAGTACGATTTACTGTTTTGGGAATTTGAACAGACCCAAAGCGGCCTTTTGGTTCCGGTGTAAGTGGGTCAGAATTTCAACACCATGGGGCGTATGATAAGCCCATGAACATTTAAGGAAAGGAAGATAAAGGAATGGATTTACAGACACTTATTATTGCAATGAGTATTCCGAGCGGCGTAACCGCTTTCTGTTTTTGGATGATTGAACAGAAAATAAAGAAGCAGCAGACGGAAGCAGAAGAAAAAGAAAAAATCCGTGAAAAAAACGAGGTCCTTATCATAAAAAGCGTCATGGCGTCTATTGCCCTGGGAGAAGCGGCGGCCACGGCCTTAAAGAATGGACACGCCAACGGAGAGACAGAAGCCGCCCTGGAATATGCCCGTAAGATTAAGCATGAACAAAAGGACTTCTTAACGGAGCAGGGCATAAAAGGGATTTACGAATAATCAGAACCAACAAGCCAAGCGGCTTTTGGAAATATAAGAAAGGAGAAAAGACCACATGAAAAACATTAACTGGACCAGGAAATTGACAAGCCGGAAAATGTGGACGGCGGTAGCGTCCTTTGTTTCCATGATGATTGTAGCCACCGGGGGAGCAGAGAACACCGCCACCCAGGTAACGGCCCTTATCATGGCCGGGGCGTCCGTGGTGGCCTACATCATTGGCGAGGGTTTGACAGACGCCGCCAACGTGGAAACCGAAGTGGAAGTGACAACGGAAGAGGAAGTGTAAACCATGGACAAGCAGGAGTTTATTAAAAAGATTGCCGGGTGCGTGCAGAAATACGCCCCGGCATACGGGATTTTGGTACATAGTCCGATTATAGCCCAGGCGATACTTGAAAGCGGTTGGGGAGAAAGCCGCCTGGCCGCCGTATATCACAATTATTTTGGGCTGAAATGTGGGACAAAATGGACCGGGAAAAGCGTAAACCTTTCCACAATGGAAGAATATACGCCGGGAACCCTTACGCAGATTAAGGACAATTTCCGGGTGTATGACAACATGGAAGAGGGTGTAAAAGGCTATTTTGAGTTTATCCAGTTGTCCAGGTATCAGAATTTACGGGGCATTACGGACCCGGAAACGTACCTTAAAACCATTAAGGCGGACGGGTACGCAACCAGTAGCAAGTATGTGGATAATACCATGAGGATTGTTACACAGTACGATTTGCAGCAGTATGATGTGAAAGGAGCCGGAAGCATGGCAAAATTGGCAAGTGCAGTATTAGCCCAGGCGAGGGCGTGGATTGGCCGAAATGAAGCGGACGGCACCCACAAGGGCATTATTGACGTGTACAACGGCCACAAACCATTGGCGAGGGGTTACAAAGCCAAATATACAGACGCCTGGTGTGCCACCTTTGTTTCCGCCGTGGCTATCAAGTGCGGTTTGACTGGAATTATACCGACAGAGTGCGGTTGTGGACAGATGATTGCATTATTCAAGAACCTGGGGGAATGGCAGGAAAGTGACAGCAGGACGCCAAGCCCTGGGGACATTATTTTTTACGATTGGGACGATACCGGGGCCGGAGATTGTACCGGGTGGCCGGACCACGTGGGCATTGTTGAGAGTGTGAGCGGCGGAAAAATTACCGTTATCGAGGGCAATAAAAACAATGCCGTAGGCCGCAGGACATTGGACGTAAATGGCCGCTATATCCGTGGTTATGGCGTGCCGAAGTATGACAAGGAAGTTGCCGGGAGTGGGTCCCAGGCAACAAAGAGCGTGGCCGCAGTAGCCAAGGAAGTAATTGCCGGGAAATGGGGCAACGGAGAGGACAGAAAGAACCGCCTTACCGCCGCCGGGTACAATTACAAAGCCGTCCAGGACCAGGTAAATGCCATACTGAAAGGCACCGCCGCCGCAACAAAGAGCGTGGCCGCAGTAGCCAAGGAAGTAATTGCCGGGAAATGGGGCAACGGGAAAGAGAGAAAGAACCGCCTGGAAGCCGCAGGGTATAATTACAATGAGGTCCAGGCAAAAGTCAACGCTATGTTGAGATAGTAACTATCAATACCGCCTTTTGGAATACGTCCGCCAGGGACGTGCAAGGAATTTAATATGTCACGGAGAAAGGACACGTCAATAAAAGGCGTGTCCTATTTTTTTAAAATATGTCGTAATATGTATTGACATATGCCGACATATGTTATATAATAAAGACAGTTAAGAGAGATACTTAACGAATACATGGGCAAGCATAGAAAGGAGATAACATGAGCGAGAACATGACAGACAAGCAAATGGAAGTAATCCTTAACCTGGTAGCCGATAAATTCAGTAATTGCAAGAACATGGAAGAGGTTGCCAAAGCGGTGCAGGAAGTCAGAGACATGGCAAAAAAAGAAAAGCCTAACGAATAGGCTTTAGGGGTACAGAAAGGGCGGTGGACTTGCCAAAGCCGCCCAAACTGTAAAATTATTATAAATCATTTGGCAAGAGAAAGGAAGAGGGAATTTGCCGAAATAGGAAGAGAGGTTGGAAAATGCCAAGAACTAAAACCGGAGAATTTAATCAAATTGCATACCAAAACGAATTTAATAAACGGAATTATGACCGCATAGAAATAAAAGTGCAAAAAGGCAGAAAAGCAGTAATAAAAGCGGCAGCAACGGCAGCAGGGCAGAGCGTAAGCGAGTTTATCAGCCAGGCCATTGACGAAAGAATGGAGAAAGAGAAATGATTGATATAAGTGGGAAAAAATGGGATTTTTCCAAAGAGGAAGAATATGCCATAAAATGGTTAAATGACAACGGATTTAACGGGAAATTAGAAAAACAATATATCAGCAAAACAATTTTTACAATTGAAAAGGACGGCATAACGGAAAAATTTGAACTTCCACAAGGAATAAAAAACATGAACATTTCCGCATACATGGACCAGTACGCAAAGAACTGGGATATGTTATGCGAGTTACAGAAATTAAGGAAGCAAGCGAACAATCAATAAATGCCAGGGCGGCAGCAGGAACCGCCCGGCAATTAAAACGGCCACGCCGACCATGGGCGGCGTGAGGGTCCGAAGCCCCTATAAACAGTTGACGGGTTGCAACGGTGGGAGTTGTGGTATTGGTTGACAAGTTTCTGCCAGGGTTTAATGAGAACCGGGCGGCGTGCAGAGGTTACGGGTTAATGGGTGGCACGCCTGGGCAGCGGGAAGCCGCCCTAACAAAAAGCAGACCAGGAACCCGGACCCCACAGCACCCTTACCATTGCAATATTAGCAGACAAACGATATAATCAGAGAATAGGGAGCGAGAAACCCAACACGAAAGCGAGGAATTTAACATGGGATTATTTAAAAATCTATTCTCTTCAAAGAAAACGGAGACGCAGACACCGCCGCCGCAGGTGGAGCCAGTAAAGCCAAAAGGGATTATCAAGACCCAACGCCATAAACTGGAAAATGTGGAAGCACACATGAAAGAAATTATGGAGTTGGCAGAGAAAAACGAGGATTACAAACTTTCCAAAAAAGCCCTTATTGAAGAGGGCCGGGAAGATGAAAAAATTTACGAATACGAACTTTCCGAAACCGCTACATTTTGTATAGGGGGGGGTGGAGAGATACAAGTATTTGTGCGTGACACCCATATTGGCAACATAAAGAAAGGCAGCAGGGCAAGAGTTAAAAAACTAATTGAAAGCGGAACTATAAAAAGTATTTGCACGGAAATTTCCGGCGGAGATTATAAAAAACTCCATGACACCGGGGACGGCTACGTGCTGGACGAATTAGAGGACGCTTTTAGCATTACCATTGAAATCACTTACCGGGAAGCGATTGAAAAAGAGAATTAAAAACAATAGCAGAAAAAGGCGATAAGGCGGCACGGACGTTTCCGTTGCCGTCCTTTTCCGCTAATGGGGGACGATTTCATGGGAAAACATTTAAGTCAAAACGATAGAATAAAAATGGAAACTATGCTTAATTCCGGGCACAAAGTAACGGAGATAGCGGAATATTTGCACGTTCACAGAAGCACCATTTACCGGGAGAAGAAAAGAGGAGAATACACCCATAGAAATAGTGACTACACCGAGGAAATACGGTATAGTAGCGATTTAGGGCAGAAAACCCACGATTGGAACGCCCAGGGGAAAGGCCGTAGTTTAAAAATCGGAAATGACTTACCATTAGCGGAATACATAGAAGAAAAAATTGTAAATGACAAATATAGCCCGGAAGCCGCATTGGCCGCAGTAGCCGAAAGCGGAATTGAATTTGAAACCACTATAAGCGTGAGAACGCTATACAGATATATAGACAATGGGATTTTCCTTAAATTAACAAATAAAGATTTACCAGTGAAAGGGAAGAAAAAGAAGCATAATAAAAAAGTAAAAGTGCAGAAGAGGGCCGCCGCAGGGGAAAGTATAGAGAACCGCCCAGACGAAGTAAAAGACCGGGAAATTTTTGGACACTGGGAAATGGACACGGTAAAGGGCAAGCAGGGAGTAACAAAGTCATGTATGCTTGTGCTTACAGAGAGAAAAACAAGAGATGAAATAATAGTGAAATTACCGGACCAAAAGGCGGCTAGTGTAGTAGAAGCCATTAACAAATTAGAAAGAAAATGGGGCGATATGTTCACAAAAGTATTTAGAAGCATTACCGTAGACAATGGCGTGGAGTTTTCAGACTATGAGGGGTTAGAACGGTCCGTATTACACGAGGGAGAGAAAAGGACTTTTCTTTTTTACTGTCACCCATATAGTAGTTGGGAGAGAGGAACCAATGAGAATAATAACCGTCTTATCCGCCGTCACATACCAAAAGGGGAAGATTTTGACGAGAAGCAAGACCGAGATATTGAGTATATAGAAAATTGGATAAACAACTATCCAAGGGGAATTTTAGGCTTTAGGACATCCGCCCAACTCTTTGAAGAGGAAATAAGGAAACTGGCTTAG